TGGAGAGTAGTCAAAATGGCAGTTAAGTGCGATTTCTCTGGCTACGCCACGAAGAACGATGTTCGGTGCTCGGATAACAAGGTCATCCGACACGGGGCTTTCGCGGCGTACGACGGGAAGACTGTACCTCTGGTCTGGCAGCATAAGCACGGCGACGTCGAGAACGTCCTCGGGCATGCCGACCTTGAGGTTCGTGAGGACGGCGTCTACGCCTACGCCCACCTCAACAATACCGATCGTGGCCGGACCGCTCGAGAGATGGTCAAGAACGGCGACATCAAGGCGATGAGCATCTATGCCACCCACGTCCGGGCTCGGGGCAACGACGTTGTCCACGGCGAGCTCGTCGAGGTGAGTCTGGTGCTCCGCGGCGCCAACCCCGGCGCCCTCATCGACCAGGTCTCCATCGAGCATGGTGACGACGGCGATGAGATCGAGGCTGTCATCTATACGGATGCACAGCTGGACTTCGTCTCGCACGGTGATGACGTCGAGGACGAGGATGAGGACTTCGAGGCGGAGGAGACTGACGACGTCGAGCACGCTGAGGAGGAGCCGGAGGCCGATGAGGCTGAGGGCGACGAGGACGACCCCACTCTCGGGGAGATCTTCGATGGAATGACCGAGGAGCAGAAGACGGCGGTGTATGCCATCGTCGGACAGCTCGTCGATTCCGTAGATGAAGAGGCGGAGGAGTCAGAGACTGAAGAGGTCGAGGACACCGCCCATTCCGACACAACTGAGGATACTATGGCTCACAAGAACGTGTTTGAGGGCTCCGCTACCACCGAGG